TCTACTACAAGAGATGATTTTCCTTTTTTTCCTACTCTTAAACAAAGACAATGGAAAGGTCTATCATGGAATATAAGTGATATATACCTACCTTTAAAAGAAGAAAGAACTTATGATCAATTTAAAAAAACAGTAAGTACTAATGACCTACTAGGTTTACCCGTAACCCCGGAAAATACTGATATAGGTTATTTTTTAAACAACTATAAAAAATTCTTTATTACTGAAATGTTTGATTATAGGTATTTAGATTTCTTTAATTTTAATATGATTGCATTATTACAGCAGTTTTTTGAATATATTGGAGTTGATTATATACTAATGGATGCTTTTGAACCTACTTTCAACAGCTCTACATATGACAAGAGAGATTTTATAGACATATACAAACACTACTGGGGATATAATTTCTATAATATTTACAGTTATCTCGAACAGTATGAAGATAGAGATTTATTTGAACTAGAAGAGTACGTTCTAGCAAATAGTTACGGACCTAAACACCCTTCTACGAAAGGGCATAAACTTTTCGCAGAAACTCTTTATAAACATTATAAAAAAACTAGGTAACAGTTATATGAAAAAGTTTTATTTTGATACATTTAACAACTTAAAGAGCTTTGATATTATTAAAGGAGAAGAAGTTATAGATTTATATTTAAAAAATCATAAACTACTAGAAAAAGAGGGGTATGAGAAAAGAGGAGGACCTAATGAAGAACCTTTATTTAAAGAAAAGCACAATATAGAAGAAAACGGGTTCTGGAGCGGACACCCTCCTGCATATTTTTCAGTAAATGATGTAAGTCAGTATACTATTAACGGTAAACAGGCTAATCATTTTTCAAAAGAAGCATTTGCAAAAGCAGATGTCATATCAATGGATATGTCCGGTTTAAATGAAACATGGACTCATTTTATTTACTTAGAAATACCTAGTAAATTACTCGTTAAGTATCAAGATAAAGTACATTCTAATCCTAATATAGATATTTTTAAACAATTTGCTTTAGAAACTATTAGTAAAAATTTAAATATAAGAGAAATATTAGAATTAGCTGATTATTACGATTCTAAATATCCAGAGGCTCATAAAATAAAAGATTTTTTTGAAAATAGAGAAGAGATAGCATGGAGAGCTGACCTTGACATTACTCAGTTAATAAGTATAAAAGATAAAGGGCTTATTTACCCTATCCTTTATAATCAATCACACGGTATTTTTGGAAGAGGTACTCATAGAGCTATTATTCATGCATTATTAGGTTTTGATGTACCTATCTTTTTACGTAAACCAAATCTAGGCACAGATCAAAATTCTTGGAAAGTTACTATGGCTGACATGTTCTGTGTACCTGATGTAAATTTTAAAATAGACCTAAGTAAAAAAAGCCTTGAATTTTTCTCGGGTAATGAAAAGCTGATAATAGATGATTAATCACAAGAAAAAATTTATATTTCTACATACACCTAAAACTGGTGGAGTAACTATTGGACAAACTCTCTACAATCTATTAGACGTCGATTCTAGATATGAAGGATTTAAGATACATTATGATAAATTTGATGAAGATTTATTTAAAGACTATTTTGTATTTACTTTTGTACGTAATCCTTGGGATAGGTTTTATTCTCTGTATAAATTTAGAGAGTTTTTAAATAAACATCCTTTAAGTTATGCTATAGATAATTTAGAAGACTTATGGGTTGATTATTACTACCCTCAAGAAAAAATAGAGAACTCAAAAAAATTCTTAAATAAATTAAGATTTAATGATGTAGATCCATTAACAACCGGTAAACCATTTTTTAATCTTTTTGATTATATGGGAGAAAATATTCACTTAGCATCTCAAGTTAATTTCTTAAAAGGCCATTTTAGCGGGAATATAGATAGATTACCCTATATAGACTTTATTGGTAGGTTCGAAAATCTTCAGCAAGATTTCGATTTTATTTGCAAAAAAATAGGATTACCTCAAACTAAACTTCAGCATTTAAATAGATCTAATAAACTAGACGTAAAATACTATGATGTTATGACTGATAAAGATATAAATTCTCTACAAAATATACTTAATGAGGATATAGAAATGTTTAATTACAGTTTTAAATAATTATGAAAACAATAGCAGTTATAATACATGCCAGAAAGGATAGTACTCGTTGCCCTAATAAACATTTAAGAGATATTGGAGGTACAACTATGATTGATATAGCTATCGATAAAGTTAGTAAGTTAAAAAATATAGAAGAAGTTTACTTAGCAGCTTTTGATCAAGAATTGATAGATAAAGCAGATAATAAAATAAATACATTAAAAAGAGAGTATGACTCAGTAGCACCTGGCAATGCTCATCACTCTATAATGTATAGACATTTAAAAAATGTAAAATCAGATTATATTATTAATGTAAATGCTTGCCAGCCTTTTTTAGATATAGATAAAATACAGAAAGTTATAGATTGGTATAAATCATCTCCTCATGAAAGTGCTATAACAGTCAAAAAGACGAAAAATTGGTATTGGAACGACGATAGTTTACCATTAAACTTTAAACCAAACGATAGATTATCAACAACAGGCGGTCCTGGTGTACTAGAAGCTACTCATTCTTTAGTAATGTTTAAAAAGAAATATATGTTGGATAATTGGGAGTTATTTCCTAACTTAATAAAAGAGCCTTACACATATATAGTAGATTGGCCTGAAGAAGAATTAATAGATGTAGATACTGAGTTAGATTTTAAACTAGTAAAGTTAGTCTATAAAGATAGAAATCGTCATACTGTAGAGTCGTGGGGTAAGTTGCAAGATAAAATACTTAAAAACACACTAGCTATTGATTTTGACGGAGTAATACATAAAAACTCAAAAGGCTACTACGATGGCACTGTATATGATGAACCAGTAGATGGAGCAATCGATGCTATAAAGAAGCTTTCTGAAAAGTATATAATAATACTATATACGTTCAAAGGACATCCTGAGAGACCTTCTGTTAACGGTAAAGACGGTATACAAGGTACTTGGGAATGGCTAGAAAAACACGGTATAAAGCAATATGTAAACGATATTGTTTGGGGCAAGCCAAACGCTAAAGTATATATAGATGATAAAGGATACAGATTTGAAAATTGGGAAAATACAATAGAATACGTATATGGAAACTTATAAAATACAACAAGAAAACCACTTTATAGACAAAGGTCTACCAGAATTAGAACTATTTAAGCACTACTCGCTTTACCAAATTATTAAATTTTTCGATTTCTATGAAGAAAGACTGGTTTGCGCAGAAAGCTTACAAGATCCATTAGTTACTTCTCCTATAACTGTTACCTCTCAACACAGAAACGACCCAAGTACTTTTAGGTTTGGTCTTAAATGGAAAACTTTAACTTGGAATATTTTAATTAAAGACTTTATTGAGTTTAACAGAAATAAAGGTAATTTTGTATTCGGGAAAGATTATAGTGATAGTAAGATTCATAGAATACCTTTACATAGAGAAGATTTTATAAGAGAGTTAAAATATCCTAGCCACTATATTTACATTAAACTTCCTCATTTATTTTTAAAGAACCATTTATCAACTAATGTAGGAAACCCACATCTAGAAACATTTTATAAAGTCTTTAGTAAGGTAAATTGTAATAGTTATAAAAACATAATAAGTGCTTTTCAAAAAAATGATATAAAAAATCGTGAAAAAATAAATCCTTACGGTAGAGATAAGCCTAAACCTAATTTATTAGGAGCTAGCACTAATCAAAAACTACCAAGGTACAGGTGGAGAGCGGATATGTTTCCTGATATGCTATATTCTGTTACTAAGTACGGTTACGGTTATCCGGTAATTGTAAGTGATAAGAATAACACCTTACTAGACGGTTCCCACCGTTTATCAGTAGCGCCCATAGCAAAGAAAGACCTTCCGCTTTTACTTAATTTACAAGAGGTCGATCATTTTAGCTCAAAAGAACCTATCCATTATATAACTCCAGCATGGTTTAGACATAGACATTTAGTTTTAGATATAGCTAGAAATAGAAACTTTATATATGGAACTTTAATGACATCTGAAAACCTTAAAGACTATATTAAGTATCTCCCAGAGCTAGGAAACGGCTCAGAACCTCCTAATACCTTTTATCATTTTAATGAAAACCCAGATAAGGCATTAAGTTTTGCAAACTATATGAAAAAAGCTAATAAGTACAGAGGTTATGATTTTAAATTTGAATTATGAAATATATTATAGACATAGACAATACAATTTGCAAAGAAGAAGGACCAGTTATAAGCCGTCAACCCTGGACTGATAGAATAAAGAAAATTAATCAACTGTATGACGATGGGCATATAATTATATTCTATACTGCTAGAGGAAATAAAAGCGGAAGAGGAGAAGAATACTATGGACCGATCACTAGAGCACAGTTAGATGCTTGGGGAGTAAAATATCATGAACTTTATTTCAAACCCTTTGACGGAGATATATTTATAGATGATAGATCAGTACATCCTGACGAGTTTTTTAAATAATGGTTAATCAAAATACAACTTTTTTTGGTGACGGTTTCGACGGTATACAACCTCTTACACTTCTTCCTATAGATGAAATAGTAAAGAGAGTAGAGAAGCAAGTTGAATTTGTCAGAAATATAAATATTAAAGACTACCCGGAACAATATCGAGGAGGATTAAAGAGACTTAAGCATTGGACAGATCATGATGGAAGTTTTTTAGATTTAATTTATAAACAAGCTTACTACCATAATCCTAATTTTTTTGATAAACCTGAATACTTTATATTTGCATGTATAGATAAAAATTTAGTAGCAAATTATCAAACAGATTGGCATATACAAGATAATATAACTACTAATTTGCCGGATTATGAAACTCTGAAAAAAGCAAAAGAGCATATTGACTCTGATACTCCATGGGACGTATATAACGAATATATAACAGTTTCGTATGAATGTTATTCTTCTTTTAAAAAATTCGGTACTGTATTTCCGGTACTGGCTTCTAGTAAAGCGCATGGAGAACAACACACTCATAAACAGTTCTTTTGTGCTAAAGCAGGTCATAATGTTCCTACTTTATTCCCAGTTACCGAAGAAACTGAAACTGAATTTATTAGTAAATTTATTTACAGAGGAGCAAAACCATATTGGTTCGAAGGAAAATATTTAGATATAGTATTAGATATAAATAAAAAAACAATAGAATATAGAAAAAGAAATGAAGCAATTTTTTAACATAGTTATACCCATGGCAGGGAAAGGTTCGAGATTTACAGAACAAGGATATACAGATTCAAAACCGTTTATAGACGTAAACGGAAAACCTATGATTCAAAGAGTAATAGAAAATCTTAACTTTGAATTCAACTCAGAATTTAAAACTATCATACTATGTCAAAAATCTGATTACGAAAAGTATAATTTTAGTATTTTTAACGAAATAATAGGGCATAATAATATTGAGATAGTTAAAATTGACGGTACTACAGAAGGAGCTGCTTGTACTTTACTTTTAGCTAAGGAGTATGTTAACAATGATACTCCAATGCTTTCATTTAATACTGATCAGATGATTGATTATAATGTTGAAGATACTTTTGAAAAAATAAAAAAATATGATGGAGGTATACCATGCTTTTGGGGAGATAGTACAGATTGGTCATACGCTAAATCCAATAAAGAAGGGTTTGTAACAGAAGTAGCAGAAAAACAAGTTATATCTAACGATGCTACTGCTGGATATTATTTTTGGAGTAAAGGTTCTGATTACGTAAAGTATGCTGAAGAAATGATTGCAGCTAATGATAGAGTTAATAATGAATTTTATGTTGCTCCTGTCTATAACTACGGTATAAAAGACGGTAAGCAGTATATTATAACTCAAGTAGATAAGGTATACGAACTAGGAACACCAGAATACTTAGAGAAATATTTAAATGGAAAGTAAAAAAAGAATAGCGATATGTCTTTTCGGCCAAGTCCGGTTCGTAGATAAGTTAAAAGAGTACTATGAGTATCTTTGTGATAATGATAGTTACTTAGTTGATATATTTATAGCAACTTGGAATGATTTTGATACTAGCTTACTTAATTTAAACTTCAAAGATAAGTTATTTTTAGATCAATCTATAATAGAAAAAGAAGGAGTGACAGGAAATACTCCTAAAATGGCATTTTCTATATCAAACTCTATACAATTAAAAAGAAAAGTAGAAGTTGAAGAACAGTTTACTTACGACTATGTTATAGTAAAAAGAGTAGATTTAGTAATAGCAAAAAAAAGATTTTATGAAAGCTTATCAGAAATAAATTTTAAAAACGAAACTTTACCTTGTGTATATACTTTAGATGAGTTTATACTATCAGAAGAAAAAAATAGCAGAGGATCTTTCCCTGCATATAGGTTGAATCAAGATTATATGTTTATAGAAAATTCACTAGCAGCAGATTTACATTCATTAATGTATAACTTTTTCTGGATTCATAAGCATTATAAAAAATTAAATATAACATATAGAGAAGGAGGTCACTGGAATCATATTTACTTCTTTAAGTTTTTTAATTTTAATATAAAGAATACTTATATAGAATTATTTCTGATGAGACCGGTTTTAGATCATAAAGTTTTTGAACAATATGCTTCATCAGAAAACTTAACACATCAGTTAGCTATGCATAAAAATCAATTAAAAAAAGAAAATAAAGCTACCCTGCCTGGATTTAAAGGAAAAATAGTATGAATAAACCAATAACGTACGCTTATTTAGAGACTACTAATTACTGTAATCTAGACTGTTCTTTTTGCAATAGAAAAGAAGTTATAGGTGCTTTACAGCATATGCCTTTACCTAAGTTTCGACAAATGCTTGAAAATATTAAACATCATCCAATTGAAGAGGCTAAACTTATGGGTATGGGAGAACCTATGCTGCACCCTCAGTTTGATGAAATATGTAAAACTTTTAAAGAATATTTCCCAGATGCTTTTTTAATAGTAGCTACCAACTGTCAATATCCTATCAGACCTGATACTAAAATGGGTAGAAAGTTTAATGAAAGTATGAAATATATAGACCTTCTTTATTTTAGTATTGATGGATATAAAGATTCATACGAAAGAGATAGAGCACCTGCTAAATGGGATAAACTTATGTCTTTTTTAGAACACTTTAAGCCTATGGAAAGACATGGATGCAGAGTTACTTGTAATTATGTTGTAAACCCAGATAATGTTTACGATATTCAAACTATTCAAGATGAAATAGTAGATGTTTATGGTTTGGAAGAGCTTAGATTAAATATTGCACAAGAATGGAGTGAAGATAAAAATATGCCTGGAGGATATACTCAAAAAGAAATAAAGTATTTAAAAGAAAACTGGAAAGATAATTTAAAAGGAAAAGATGAATGGGATTTTCCTGATTGTTTCTGGGTAAAAGAAGGAATTTATACTACAGTAGAAGGGCATGTAAAAATGTGTTGTCTTAACACAGGTGCTAAGCCGTTTGGTAACTTATTTGAAAATACTGTAGAAGAAATAAGAAACTCTAAAGATTTCCAAGCAGTACAACAAGGATGTGCCACTAATAAACCTACAAGTCACTGTGCTACTTGTTCATATAAAGAACTCGCACCAATGCTAAAGTTAATTAAACATGAATAAAATAGATTTTAATAAGTGTTACACTTTAGTAGCAGCAGGCTGTTCTCATACTCAAGGGTGTGCTTTCACTAAGTACCAAAATCGGCCTAGAGATACCTGGAATGATCCTAATTGGGTATTTGAGTGGGCTAATGATAAAATTAAAAATAAATTTAACACAGATTGTACAGCAGAATTTATAACTAACAATCTAACCTGGATGGCATATTTAAGAGACTATATTAATATTGGAAATATAGTTAACTTAGGTTACGGAGGACTTGGTACTACTACTACAATAAGATCATTGCAGAACTACTTCTATAATACACCTGACTTAACTAATCATTTAGTTATAGTACAGCTACAATATAACTATAGGGACGAACTACTGATAAGATACGATAATGGCCGTATGGCCTTTGAAACACAACACCATTTTTGTACTAACAACTACCCAGAAGAAAGCGGTCTTAATAGAATGCAAAAAGACTATCTTTTCCATTTGTACGATGAAAATTTTTTTATGATTGAGTACTTTTACCAGTTACTTTTTTTACAGAAAGTATTTGAAAAAAACGGAGCAGAGTTTCGAATATTCGCTAAACCGTGGTTCACCCTACCTAAATTAACACTCCAGGAAATTAAAATTTATGAAGAGATATACAGTCAGTACCATAGGGTAGGTTGGGAAAAGGCAATACAAGGGCCACTAACTATGGCAGACTTATATGAAGAGTTAAATATTATAGGTACTGAAGGAATGTCAACAATTATAAAGCAATCTATAGGAACACCAAAATTATTAGCTAAAGATGTACCTACTTTACATAGAGATTACGGGCTAGAAGGAGACTATCATTTTTCTGAATTAGGTAATAGTTACTTTGCTAAACACTTAGCATCTACTCTGAATATAAAAAGAGATGTAAAACGTGCACTACGAACAAAAGAAGTATTATAATTTTAAAATATGAAAGGTTTTTTAAAGAAAGTTGAAAGGTATCAAAAAAATACAGATAGAAAAAAATACCGTATTTACTTAGGTCAAAATGAAAGAAATACTTATCTACCTGATGAAGTATTTGATAATTTTTTATCATCTATAGAGCAAGAAGATATTTTTCATTACCCCGATATAGCCCCTTTAAAAGTTAAAGTAGCTAATATGTACGGAGTAGAATCAGAAAATATTATGCTTACTCACGGTAGTGATTTTGGTATAAAAACTATTTTCGATACATTCGATGTATGCTGTAAAAACATAGTAACCTCAGATTACTGTTTTCCTATGTATAATGTTTATGCTGATATAAGTGAAACACAGGTTAAAAAAGCTGTTTATACAAACTTAAACTTAAATGTAGATTCTATTATTGAATTAATAGACAAAGATACACAGTTTGTCATACTTGCTAATCCTAATTCACCTATAGGAGATACTCAAAGTGTAGATAATATTAGAAAAATTTTAGATACAGGAGTACATTTAATAGTAGATGAAGCTTATATAGAATTAACTAATTTAAAATCTAGTATAGAATTAATTAATGAATATGAAAACCTTACTGTACTTAGAACATTTTCTAAAGCATATGGAGCAGCAGGACTTAGAGTAGGAGTTTTAATATCAAGTAAAAATAATATTAGTAGCTATTATAGTAAGCTAAGACTTATGTACCCTATTAATTCACTAGGAGCAAGGTATATAGATTTTATAATTAAACACCATACTTTTTTTCTTAACTACTTTAAAGATATAAGTGAAGGAAAGAAAAAATTTGTTGAAAAGTTAATTGAACAAGGAGTAGAGATAAGAGATACAGAATGTAGTTGGGTTTTTATAAAACAAAACCAGAATGGTAAAGATTTATCTGAACTTTTAGAACTACAAAGAATACACCATAGGACTAATTTACTACCCGGTGAAGAAGGTATGTGGATAAAATTAAATTATGAACCTATTATAAAGAATCATGATTTTAATTTCTCATAGAGGTAATATTACAGGACCTAATCCTGACAGAGAAAATAACCCGGCTTACGTATATGAAGCATTACGGGCAGGTTTTGATGTAGAAGTAGATATTCACTATATAGACAGTAAATTCGTTTTAGGACATGACGAACCTCAGTACCAGTTTCCTTATGAACTGTTAAAAAACTGGTATAATAAAATGTGGATACATTGTAAAAATAAAGAAGCTTTAGTTAAGTTAGTTGAAATAGATAAAGGAGGTTATAAGTTAAATTATTTTTGGCATGAAAATGATTATGCTACATTAACTTCTAAGGGTTTTATTTGGAGTATAAATTCATTAGATAACGGTATACTAGTAATGCCGGAAAGCACTAATAACACACCAGTTGACTTAACTAGAGGAGTATGTAGTGACTACGTAGGAGAGTATGAATAAAGCAATTATTATATCAGGTTTAGTAACACATCTGTCAGATAATATTATACCGTTCTTAGATAGTAATACTGATATATACTGTTATACTTGGAATATTGATGATAACCCCAGGTGGGTAAAAAAATTAAATCGCTATAAAAAATACTGTAGAAATTTATTTGTAGAAGTAAAAGAGCCATTATTTGATTCTAAAAGACATTCTTATTTTTATTCTACATACAAAGCCGTAAATATGATAGATAATATTTTTATTTACGATAAAATAATTAAATTTAAACCTAATTTGATTGGGGGTATAAAGTATCAAGGTAACTTAGAACATTATTTTAATAAAGCTTACCTACAGTCTAGACCTCTTTTAGAAGGCACCAAAAAAGAAGAGTGTGTATATGGCTCTATTCACTATAAAACTATGGATGAAAGATTATTTTCAGGCTACCCGTTGGCTTTTAGTAAAATATTTCATATCTTAGAAGAAAGCTTTGTACATAGAATGTACTCAACTGATCTAGACGTAAGAAGAGAATACGGTAATAATTGTGAAGGGAGTATATTTTGGAAAGAATGGATAAATAATTGTAATATAAAACTAATACAGGATACAGACCTGTTAATACCAGATAGTAAACCATGGCAACAATAAAAGAATTAAAATCTAAAGCAAAGAAACCTCAAATTGAGACTATTCCTTTGACTCCAACAGAGATTAAATTAATTACTGATTTAAATACCTCTAAACAAATAGTCGTAAACGAATTTGCATCTATCGGACAGCTAGAAGCCAGCTTAGATATCAGAAAAAGAAAAAATAATACTGTATTTGAAAGTAATCTTGAATCTGAACGTCAATTATCTAAAACTTTAACTAATAAGTACGGGGAAGGCACAGTAGATATCGACAATCAAGTTTTTATTCCTTTTAAAGGTTAACGTAGTTTGTACATATTTATATATGTAGGTAGATAACATATCGTAAAGAAGGTTTTCGATATTTTCCCTATATTTATAATAGAAATTTAACAAACTTAACCTAACATGGCAGAAACAATTATCTCCCCTGGTGTATTTTCAAGAGAAAACGACATCTCTTTTATTCAACCCGCACCTACAGCAGTCGGGGCAGCAATTATCGGACCTACAGTAAAAGGACCTGTAGAAGTTCCAACGTTAGTAACTTCATACAACGAATATAGCAGAAAATTTGGTGTTACTTTTGAAAGTGCATCGACAAGCGGCGAGTTTCTTACTTCAATAGCTGCAAAAAGCTATTTTGATCAAGGAGGTGAAAGCTTATTAGTATCTAGAGTAGTAGCAACAGCATCAGGCTGGGCTAATGCTTCTAATTCTAAAATACTTCCTTCCTCAGGATCGACTGAACCTTTTCAACTAAAAACAATAGGTAAAGGCTCAATATATAACAACACAACTGGATCCTTAGACGCAGGTACACAGAATTCTGATGGCTCTTTAGTTTCAGGTTCTGCAGATAACATAAGATGGGAAATAAGTAATAAGGATAATGCAAAAGGAACTTTTTCTTTAACTATTAGAAGAGGAGATGACAATACAAATGGAAAAGTTGTATTAGAAACTTTTAACGATTTATCATTAGATCCAAATGCTCCAAATTATATTGCAGCAAAAATAGGAGATCAATTTCAAACTCTAAGCAGCGGTGACCTTATTCAATCAGGTGACTATGTAAATAAATCGAATTATGTTTATGTAGCTTCAGTTACATCTAAAACATTCGACTACTTAGGAAATGACGGAAATATAAGAGTAGCATCAGCAAGTGGCTCTTTACCAGCTGCAGCTTCAGGAGGATTCCACGGTGCCACAGGAAATGTAGTACAGAGTACTCAAACATCATTTGGAAATATAGCAGCTAATACTCAAGGTTTAGTAGCAGGAGATTATACAAATATTATTTCTTTATTAGGAAATAAAGATGAATTTTTATTCAATATTATTTCAGCACCTGGGTTAATAGATGCTTCACATGGAACAACTGTAGATAGTTTAGTTTCTTTAGCAGAGACTAGAGGAGATTGTATAGCAGCTATTGATTTAGTAGGATACTCAGAACTTACAATTGCTAACGTAACTTCACAAGCTACAGGACACAATAGCTCTTACGCAGCTTCATACTGGCCTTGGTTACAAGTTCAGTCAGCTACAGGAAGAAACGTATGGGTACCGGCTTCTACTGTAATACCAGGAGTATATGCATTTACAGATAATAGTTCAGCACCTTGGTTCGCACCTGCTGGATTAGTAAGAGGAGGATTAGTTGGAGTAATACAGACAAGAAAAAAATTAACTAGAGCAAATAGAGATTCACTATACAGTGGTAAAGTAAATCCAATAGCTTCTTTCCCAGGAACAGGTATATCAGTATTCGGACAGAAGACTTTACAAACTAAAGCATCAGCTTTAGATAGAGTAAATGTTAGACGTTTGTTAATCGAACTTAAAAAATTCTTAGGTGATCAAGCTAAAAATCTAGTATTCGAACAAAATACTATCGCAACTAGAAACAGATTCTTAGCTGCAGTTAATCCTTACTTAGACTCAGTAGTACAACAACAAGGATTATTTAGCTATAGAGTTGTAATGGATGATACGAATAATACAGCAGATGTAGTAGATAGAAACCAATTAGTTGGTCAAATATTTATACAACCATCTAAAACAGCTGAATTTATTGTTCTTGATTTCGTAGTAGAACCAACAGGCGCAACATTTGACGCATAATTTTTTAATTAGATATTTATAATAAAGCAATAATAACACATGGCAACATTAGACCCAAATGAAATAATGTTTAGAGCATTCGAGCCAAAGGTACAAAATAGATTTGTACTTTACGCTGATGGTATTCCATCGTTCATGGTAAAGAACGTAACTGCTCCAAACTTTACTGATGAGTCAATTAAACTTGATCACATCAATACGTACAGAAAAATAAGAGGAAAAAGAGAATGGGGAGATATGGACTTAACAATGTATGACCCTGTAACACCATCTGGTGCTCAAGCGGTAATGGATTGGGCACGTATTTCTTACGAATCAGTAACCGGAAGATCTGGATACTCTGACCTATACAAAAAAGACTTAACACTTAACGTACTAGGACCAGTAGGGGACGTAGTTTCTGAATGGGTAATTAAAGGTGCTTTTATAACAAATATGTCACAAGGTTCTTTTGACTGGTCTTCTTCGGAACCAGTTGAGCTTACTATTACAGTTGCAATGGACTACTGTGTACTAAACTTCTAAAATAGCCACCTCATTTTTAAAGAACCCGGTATTCCCGGGTTTTTTTGTATTTATATAAAAAAGTTATGTCTAATACTAAACTTGAAGCTATAGATCCTAAAGATCCTACAAATAAACACCTCTACTATCTATACCCTTATATAGCTTACACTAGAAATTTTGGCCCTAATTCTCCTACAACTCAAGTATGGGATAGAGAACTTACCTCTACTTTTAATTTTGAAAACGATATTTCTAACTATGTAAAAAGAAATTATAAAGAAATAGCAAAAGAGTTTAATGCTAGATGGATTACCGCACTATGTGAAAGTTATGTAGACTGTTCTAATAATTCTGAAGAAAGACTAGCAGCTTTACTACTTTCAAGCTTTATACGTCAGACACAAGTTGCTACTACTCATTTATACTGGAGAGGTGGAATGCATCCAGAATATGAAGATACAGAAAAATTACATTTAGAATCTAAATTAGACAAGAAATACGGTAATACTACTGTTCTATGGAGCGGCATGCACGGAGTAATTGGAGATGATATTTATAGAAATTTATTTTATAGAATAAACTCATCTCTTAAAAATACTCCTATATTCCATAAATTTTTTATAAAAGTAGTTCGTACACTACTTACAGAAAATACTGTAATTAATCCGTCAGGTAAGCAAGAAAAATTAACTAAAAATACAGTAAGATTTATAAAAGTTTTAACTGATAATATAGAATGAAAGTAGCAGTAATAATCTTAGGCCCAGTAGAACAGATAAAAAATTCATTAAATAAAGATATCGACTATAGCTATTGGAAAGAAATTAATTTTAAATTAGTTAAAGACTGTGACTTATACTTTCATACAGATGATAACTATAAACAAATTGCTGAACAATTTAACCCTGTTAAAGTAATAACTACTGAATCATCTTACTGGCAAGATACCAAAAATATCTACTTAAAAAAGTATTCAAATCTAATAAAAGAAACTGAAAACTCTATTCCTGAAGGAGTACACTTTAATGCTAATTTCGGTAGAATAGCACAATGGAGGAGACTAAACGAAGTTCTTAACCAAGTAGATCTTTCTGAATATGACTATATTGTTAAATGGAGGTTAGACCTTATGAAATTCGGAACCCATCAGATGAATGCATGTACTTTTTATAATTTTAAGTCTATCTATTCTATGATAGTAAATAATTACGGAAGTTTATATGAGTATATAAAACAAGAAAATTTTAACAGAGAACACTTGTATACATTTAAAGATTTTGTATACTTTGCATCATACAGTAATTTTTTAAAGGCAAACTTATTTCCTAATATAGATAAGTATATTGTAGAAAAAGAAGAAAAATTTACATATAAACAAGAGGTTTTTGATAGTAGTGATATGAAAGATAGATTGAAATGTGTTGAAACGCAATGGCTTGATTCTTCTAAAAAACCATTTATTCATTTATTTACCAGTGAAACTGCTTGGCTATTAAATTGTTTACAACAAAATGTAATAATAAAGAATATATTTACACCGTTTGTTTAATAATTTTTTATTCGTATATTTATAATAAAAGAAGTTTTAAAATAAAATTTATGTCACAATTCAACTTACCTACTGAAACAGTAGAGTTACCATCAAAAGGATTATTATATCCTGAATCTTCACCTTTATCATCAGGTACTATCGAAATGAAGTATATGACTGCTAAAGAAGAGGATATCTTAACTAATACAAATTACATAAAGCAAGGAACTGCTATTAATAAGCTTTTAAAGTCACTCATAGTAAATAAAAATGTAGACTTTAGTGAATTATTGATAGGAGATAAGAATGCTATTATGGTAGCAGCAAGAATACTATCTTACGGTAAAGATTACGTAATAAAGTATAATAGTGAAGATGTTACTATAGATCTTGCAGAGCTTAAAGAAAAAGAAATAGACTTATCAAAACTTAAAGATAAGCAGAACGAATTTCAATTTAACCTACCTAAAAGCGGGAATTCAGTAACGTTTAAACTATTGACTCAAAAAGACGAGGACTTAATCGAAAGAGAGATCAAAGGCTTACAGAAAATCAATAAATCAGCTCAACCAGATGTAACTACAAGGCTAAAACATATGATTACCTCTGTAAATGGAGCTTCAGAACAAAAAGATATTAGAGAATTCGTTGACAATTACCTTCTAGCTCAAGATGCTAGAGCTCTTAGAAAAGAATATACAAAAGTCAATCCAGATGTAAATCTAGTTTTCAATTACGAAAATGAAGATGGAAGAGAGGAGGAAGTTGATTTGCCCATCGGGCTTAACTTTTTTTGGCCTGACCTCTAATTATAGAGTATTCGTTTTCGAACAGATACATCAGATTGTTTTTCATGGAAATGGCGGTTACGACTGGAATACAGTCTATAATATGCCTATCTGGCTACGAAAGTTTACCTTTCGAAATATTCAAGAGCATTATGAAAAAGCTAATAAAACTAGCGGTAATAAAACTACGCCTGCCACAGGACCTGATATTTCTCCATCCTATACTTCAAAAGCCTCAAAAAAATAGAAGTTTTTCCTATTTATAAGTATACTTTTTATTCATGGCAGACGATATTAGCAAAAAACGATTAGATCAGATTACTGAAATCAACAAGCAAGGTGCTATGTATGTTGATATTCTAAAACAGCAAGAGAAAGCTCTCAAAGAGATGTCTAAGGCTGATCAAAATCGATTAGGAAGTAATGAAACATTTACTCAATCAGCAAAAGATAACCTTAATGTCGCCCAACAGTTAGCCGCATTATCAGTAAATGATTTAAAAACCAAAGGAAATAGAGAAAAACTTGAAAAGAAAATATTAGCTATTAAACAGAGGCAAAATAATTTAGAAGTCGAAATAGCTGAATTATTAGAAAAAGGAACTGATTCAGCCGTTGCACGAGCTAAACTATTTAAAGATCAATTAGATACTTCTAAAGACTTAGTCAAAGAAGCTCGTAAGCTTTCCTCCACTTATCGAAATATAGATAAATCAGTTAAGTTTTTTGATGCCATGTCAGATTTGGTTAGTGATATACCTGTAATAAATAAACTATTCCCTGAATTTAAAAAAGCTGCAGAAGCTGCAAGAGATGCATTTGCAGAAGGTAGTAATTTTTTCCCCGCTATGGGGAAAGGAATAGCTGAGTTAGGATCTTTTGGTCTGAAAGGTATTATAGCTATGGCTATCAAAGGAGCTATATCTATTCAAGATAAAGTAGTAGAGATGTCTAGAGCATTCGGTGTTTCTACAGCCGCAGCTTCTAGGATGAAAAACAATATAAATGCTACTGGTTTAGGAATAAAAGAATCATTTGAGTCTACAATAGCATTTCAAAAAGCTTTAAATACATCAGCTAATATAGGCGCTAAACTAACTCAGAATGCTGCCGTACTACAGAAAAGAATGGGAATTTCTGCTGAAAATACAGCAGCATTATACGATGCAGCTTCTTTAGCTGGAATGGAACTTCAAGAGTTTACCGAAAATATAGCCGGTACAGTAGCGTTGCAGAACGGACTTACAGGTAGTGCTTTTAATTTTCTAGATGTAATTGAATCTATTGGTTCAGCTTCAGAATCTACTCGTTTAACTATAGGTAAATTTCGAGGAGGTTTAGCACAAGCAGCATTTGAAACTAGAAAGCTAGGATTATCTTTTTCAGGATTAGAGAATTCTTCTCAAGGTTTATTAGACTTTGAATCATCTATAGCAGCAGAATTAGAAGCAGAACTATTAACTGGTAAACAGTTAGAATTACAAGCAGCAAGAGAATTAGCTCTCAAAGGAGATTTAGCAGGAGTTGCTAATGAAATTGTTAAGCAGCTAGGCTCAGAACAAGAGTACCTTGCAATGAATGTAAAGCAGAGGGAAGCAATGGCAAAAGCAATGGGGATGACAACCGAAGAAGTTTCTAAGTCTTTTAACATTAGAAGGAGAGATGCTGATTTATCTAAACTACAAGCTAAAGATTTATATGCTAATGCTAACTTTGAACAAAAATTAAAACTTATAAAAGCAAAAGGATTCTCAGACGAAGAAGCTCATTTACAACTTAAAAAGCAATTAGGAGAAGAAGCATACCAGCAAGCACTTCTACAGGAAACAACTTCTGAAAAATTTGCTCAAGCGATGGAACAAGTTTCCGATAAATTAGGTAAGGTAATAGTACCTTTTATAGAAAAATTAAACCCATTATTAGATGGTGCTAGTAAATATTCAGGATATATTGCATCTGCCTTTGGACTTATTGCCGGTGCGTCTATAATTGGTAAATTATATAAATTTATGAAATGGGCTTCAGGTTTTTTAAAATTAAGTAAAGGTGCTTCTAAACTAGCTGGACCACTAACTAAAGCTGGTAAACCTGATATGAGGTTTGGTGCTAATAAAGGTGGTGGAAAAAATATAGCTAAAACAGCAGCAAAAGCAGGTGGGAAAACAGTAGGTAAATCCTTAATTAAAAAAATACCAATAATTGGTGCATTAGCAGGTTTAGCATTTGCCCTTTCAAGAGGGTTAGACGGAGATATGACAGGAGCAGGACTTGAACTATTATCAGGTATAGCCTCTTTAGTACCTGGAGCTGGTACAGCTGCATCGGTAGGTATAGATGGCTTGTTGATGGCAAGAGACATAAAAAATTCATCATCAGAAGCTATAGATAGTAATGTAAAATCTGGTGAACCTATGGGAGATTTTACTATTAGAGCTCATCCTAAAGATTCTTTAGTAATGGCCGGTGGTACTCAATTTGGTAAAGAGACTAATGATCTATTAAGAGAATTAGTACAGGAAGTAAGAGCTAGCGGTAATACTTATTTAGATAGTAGAAAGATAAACGAAGTTATGAGGCTTAATGCATACGAACAATAATGAGTATAATAAGAGATTATAATAGCGGAAAGACAGACCTTAATAAACTTAAGTATAGTAATACTATGGGAGCTGGTCATCCTGGCAAAGAACCATTAATAACTAGGGATATACCAATAGAACCTGCTACTTCTAAAAGTCCAGATATGAGATCAGCTCTTCAAAGAAGAGGAGATGACTTAGCACGTGTTACTAAATTATTTGGAAGAACTGAAGGTTTAACTTTACTTTCTAATAATACAGCTTTAAACGGAGCAGTAGCATTATCTAGAACTGTATTTGGTACTTTACAAGATAAAAAAGATGCTTTAACAGGAGGAGCAACAGGAAATGCTTTAAAAGACACACTAGGAACATTAGCTTCTACACTAGCTCAGGTATCTGTAGCAGGTACAGGTACACACTTTATAAAAGGTAAAGCTTTTGGTACTCCTAGTTATCCTCGTAATAAAGTAGCTACACCAATAGCTAAACTTGGAGAACCAGGTAAAGTAAGGGTAATATATAATAAAGACAATCAACTAGCTAATCACGGTAGTGATGGTCAAGATAAAGTAAATATGCAAGATGTTTACTCTGGAGAGACAGAAAAACCTAGCGAAGACTTAGTTAAATTTTTATTCGAAGTTATTAGACCAGGAGAAACTAGTAATGTATTCTTACCGTTTAGAGCCTATATTGATAATTTTAGTGATAATTATGCAGGTTCATGGACTGATAGCCAGTATATTGGACGTGGGGAAAAATTTAAAACTTATAGCGGATTTGATAGAACTGTAGAAGTCTCATTCAAATCAGCTGTTGCTACTAAAGAAGAGTTGAAACCTCTGTATAAAAAATTAGTTTACTTAGCTTCTACTACTGCTCCTACTTACTCTAAAAATAATATAATGAACGGCACTTATGTAAAGCTTACTATAGGTGATTATTTTAGCAAACTACCAGGGATTATAACTGCAGTAACTTATAATTGGAGTTCAAATTATCCATTTGAAGTTGCTCTAGGTAAGACAGAGGAATATAAAACTGAAGACGGCACTGATTCACAACTTGCACAGCAACTACCTCATATACTAGACTGCACTGTTAGCTTTACACCAGTACATTACTTTACTCCTCAAACAGGACTACATCACTATATTACTAACCCTAGTGAAGAAGATTCACAATTTTTTACTCCCGGAGAACAACCTAAAAGTTAATTATGAATAGATATAAAGATATAGGACTATTGAAAACTGGAGAAGGAAAACAGTATAAGTCTAATCCTATATACCCTGCTATTCCTCCTTCAATAGACGATTTTTATATACTTAGTAGTGTTGGAGATAGATATGATACTTTAGCATTAAAATTTTATGGAGATTCTAAACTCTGGTGGATTATAGCATCAGCTAATAACATGACTAAAGCTTCTTTAGTAACCGAACCTGGAATACAAATTAGAATACCAGGAAATACTCAGAGCGCTATTTCAAGATATAAACAAGTAAACTTAGATAGATAATGTCTCAGTCTTATAAAAAATACGGAATTGTCGGAGGTCCGTTAGGTAATGGGGTTATTAAGCAATTAAAAACTAGACAACACGTACTTAACAATAGACAGAGTAGAAGTGCTGATGAATTATCATACTTAACTTCTAATACAGGCTGGTGTAAAGTTACCTCAGCCGTCGATATAGATATAAATTACAGTAACGAATTTGCAGACGATCCTAACTATATACCTAGTTTTAGTAACGTACACGCAAAACTTAACCAACTTTTTGGTGGAACTTTTTCAACGTTAGGTCAAAAATCAGGTTTTCCTCAAGGTCTTGGCATTAGTGATTCTTCTGGTGAATCAGCTTATAGCTTTAGTAATACTCAAGGTATAGTTCCTATGCCCGGTATAACAAGTTTTCAAGTTACTTCTCAAGGTACATACGGTACATTAAGAGCAGGTTCATTTAACTTCACTGTACATTCAGTAGAACAGTTTAATTTAATGGAAGAGTTATATCTTAGACCCGGATTTACTATTCTTATGGAATGGGGGCACTCTAATTTTTTTATAGATAAAGATAATTTTACTTCTACTCCTACTTACTACGATGCAAATAGATTTACTGTTAAACAGAAAGAGAAAGATTTAAGAAAAAGACTTTTCAATATAAGAAGTAAAGATAATGCATATAATTATGACTTTTTATATGGGTTTATAAAAAACTTTCAATGGAGCTATAACGGAGGTAATTATGAATGTCAAGTAGATGTAGTATCAAAAGGTGAAGTAATATCATCTATAGCACAGTTATTTGTATCAAATAATAAATTAAAAGAAGATCAAGACAAAAATACAGAATTAGAAAGTGTTTTAAAGGCTATTAAAAACGCACCTGGTATTTCTGACTTTGAAGATAGTTCAGATATATCAACTAACACTGCATTTATATTAGACGCTATAAAAAAGAATGCGCCTGATTATATAGATATTTTTAAAGACTCTTCTATACCAGCATCTTATTTTTCTGGTAATACTACTTTTACTACATCCAATAGTTTTAAATATATTACTTTAAGAGATTTTTTATCAGTAGTAAATAAAGCAGGTCTTTTACAAGGACCTGACGGTGAGAATATAGTAGACTTTGAAACAGGAAAAGAATTTTCTCCTGCTTTTACTACCTTCCCAGAACATATTGCATTAAATCCATACATATGCTTACTACCTGGTAAGTCTACTGATAACTCTGACTATGCTTATAATTTATCTAATCAAGCTACCGGACCAGTAGATGAAATACTTAGCATCTATATCAACATAGACTACATTTTAGCTAAATTAGAAGAATTAGGAAAAGTAAAAAGCAAAGAAAAAAGAACTGTTTTTGTATTTATTGATAGTATTCTTAAAGGAATTCAGACTAATTTAGGAAATATAAATGAATTTCATATGCACTATGATGAAGATGAAGCTACTTATTTTATAGTTGACAAAAAGATAATACCTGATGAAAAACAATTTGAAAAAGATCCTGATGATTTTTCTTTACCTCATTCATATATAGATGTAGCAGGTTTAGGAACAGAAGTATCTAATTTAAACGTTGTATCTAAAATCCCTGGTAGCTTAGTTACAATGCTTTCTATTGCTGCAGGATCATCTAATACTTCCGACTCAGATACTTTAAATCTTCAAAGATGGAATACTGGTCTTAGAGATAGACATTTATACGAAAAAGCTGATAAAAAAACAGCTAATAAAAAAGCAAGTAACAAAACAGAAAATGATACCTTAGAAGAAAGAGCTAAAGTATTCGATGAAAAAGATGATGAACTTAAAGATTTCATAAATAGAGTTAATAAACCCACAAGTAAATTTAAAGTTGATTTACCTGAATCTGAATTTGATGACATAGCAGTATTGCATCAATCAGTGACTGAACAGTATCTAAATAAAATTACTGTAGATAAAAAAATTAATGCTCCTGGTTTAATACCATTTGAACTTAGTTTTACGATGAAAGGAATAAGCGGTATGAAAGTAGGACAAGCATTCAAGGTAAATGAATTCTTTTTACCTAAAAGATATCAAAATAGAGTAGCATATATAATCACAGGTTTAGATCATCAAGTCAGTGATAATAAATGGACTACTAATGTAAAATCTCAAATTATTTTTACATAATGGGATTACCTAAATCTAAATATAGCAGTCCAAAACATACTCCTGGAGGAGAATTCTTGCTCAATAAAGAAAACTATATAGGGTGGTATGTAGTAACTTATAAAAATGAATACTTAACTGGTAAACAAGCAAAAGATAACTCTAAAAAACTAATACCGGTAGCTAAAGAACAGGTTATTAAACCGTTATTCGTAGAAGATAAAGTAGAACCTAATTTAACGGTGGTAAAAAATGGAATTTGGACTAGATATTTTCTTAAAAAGATTAGTAATCAAAAAATAATAGAGGTATCAAAGAAAAAATATCTTTTTTTCGACAAAGCACCTAACATAGAATCAGCAAAATTAGATTGGATTATTCAAGGACCAGTTGAAAATCGTTTAATAAATAACTATCTTTATTATGGAGCTGAACATAACAACCGTATTGCTACATTAAAACTTAATAATACCTTAAATGGTATTTCTTCTTACATTACAGACTATACAGAGTTTGTAAATTAAAATATTTATCGTAACTTAGAGTAAAAGGTTATTTAAGTGTTTTATATATTAGAAACAGATACACAGTTAGACAGAATTAAAAGTTTAGGAAGATTAGGAGGGTATGTAGATATCATAAGTTCTAATAATAACTATCATCCTAAACTAACATCCACAGTAGCAGTTTATATAAGACCTATAAACAGTAAGCACGGATTTATACTTCCTATAAATCACGATGAATGTCTTAATATAGATAAAGAACGTGTATACGATATTCTTAATTCTTTTACAATACTTTATACATTAGATAAGAAAAACTTACTGTACCACTTTAATATACAGCATGCAACAGATGTATCCTTACTTTACTCTATGACTTTTTATGATAGATTAGATTTTTCACGAGAAAACAACACACTTAATTCCTTTTACAATAAATTCTCAGATAGACCTAATATAAATCAAATTATTCCTATTTCTAAACTTTACGAATCTTGTGAGAAAGTTTATGATAGTGTAAAGATCTACATGGGCATTGAACTACCGTCTGGATTTAACTTTTACAATAATATTGCTACTAATGTATTTTTTCTTATAGAGCAAACTGGATTAGGTATAGAGTTAGAAAATTTTGTTAAATACTTTACACCTCGTAACTCTTTGTATAATATTAATAAAGAAACTGTTTATACTTCTTATAATTTATATAATGCTACTTCACGTCCTACTAATGCTTTCAATAGTGTAAACTTTGCTGCTATTCCTAAAGGTAGAGAATACAGGAACTGCTTTAAACCTACTAATGATTTTTTTGTTGAGCTAGATTTTGATGGCTATCATCTTCGTTTACTTTGCGATGAAATAGGCTTTGAAATACCTTCCTCTTCAGCTCACAAGTACCTAGCAAAGATGTATTTCGATAAAGAAGAAATTACAGAAGAAGAGTATAATAGTGCAAAACAAATTAATTTTCAAGCGATTTACGGTAAAATACCAGAAGAACATAAAAATTTATCTATATTTCAAAAAATACAGGGATATATAGATAGTATGTGGGAATCTTTTACTAAACTAGGTTTTGTACAGAATACATTATCTAATAAACACTTCACAAAAGAGTTAAAAGAAATGCATCCTGCTAAATTAATGAATTATATGATGCAAAGCTTGGAAACCGCTAGAAATATTCTTATCTTGAAAGAAGTACTCAGTTATCTAAGAGATAAACAAACTAAAATAGCTTTATACACATACGATGCTATTTTATTTGACTTTAGCACTAAAGATGGAAAAGAGACACTTAAAGGACTTGAAAGAATAATGGAAACTAACAAGAAATACCCAATTAAATTTAAATATTCAAAAAGTTTAAATTTATAAGATAAAAAAGATATTTATATATGATAGAATTACAAGTAAAACCTCGGTTTGATTACGATATCGATCCTATTTACTATAATGAAGATATGAGCAACAAACTGTTCTGTACTTTTGCCACAGAAGAAACATTAGAACCTGTTTTAGAAGAAATTCAAGCAAGATACAAAATCATTTACAATAAAATATTTGTTCTTTACTCCAAAAGTCAAGACGAGTATATATGTACGTACAATGTAGATTTTGGCAATGTAGGTCAGTTCTTAGAGAACACTATCTTAGTTCATCGTAAAAAAGAATCTAATACTCTATATACTATCAATGCTTTAAATACTTTGATAAAAGAATTAAATGATGGTAAATTAGATACAACATACAGAGTAAACTGGTCTGATTTCAGAAACTGTATACTACTGACTAAAGGCCCTGAACTTAAAAGGGTAAATACGAAACTTCATCGTATTTTAGAGTTGGAAAGTTAAGATAATTTTCTTATCTTAATATAAATTAACGTTAAATAAAAATAAGTTATATGGATTTAAATGCTATTAAGGCTAAACTAGATGCCTTAAACACTAACGGTCAGCAGAAAGAAAAGACTGACTATTCGAAAATTTTTTGGAAACCGGAATTAGGTAAGCAAACTATTAGGATTGTTCCTTCTGCTTACGACCCTGCATTTCCTTTTAAAGAGTTAAAGTTTCATTACGGTATTGGAAAATATCCTATGGTAGCTTTATCTAACTTCGGGAAACAAGACCCGATTGAAGAGTTTGTAAAAGAGCTTAGAAAAACTTCTGATAAAGATAACTGGTCTCTATCAGGTAAAATTAACCCTAAGACTAGAATCTTTGCTCCTGTTATAGTAAGAGGAGAAGAAGAGAAAGGTGTTAGACTATGGGGATTCGGTATTACTATCTATAAAGCACTTTTAGCTTTAGCAGAAGACGAAGATATTGGAGACTTTACTGATGTTATTAATGGATGGGATATGGTAGTTGAGCAGTCTCAAGGTAACCCTTACCCTGAAACTAGCGTTAGAATTAAACCTAAACAAACTCCTTTGTCAGATAATAATGATCAAGTAGACCTTTGGTTAAAGTCACAACCTAATCCTGTAGAAGTTCATACTGAATACGATTACGATTTTATTAAGAAACAATTACAGAATTATCTTAACCCAGGTTCAGGAGATGATACTCCAACACCTGCAGCTCCTCCAGCTCCAGCTAAGTCTGATTTTACGTTAGAGACAGCTACAGCAGAAAATAAAGATACAGTTTCTAAATTTGACGACTTATTCAACGAGTAATGGCTAAAAAGAAAGAAACTCAACAAAAAGCCACCGCAGCTATACGTAAGTCGTTTAATCTAAGTAATTTTAAAAAGAAGAAAGGGTATTCTAATGCTTCTGTAAAATTTAAAGAGCAAGGATGGATACCTCTTTCAAAAGCTTTTCAGGATATTACTTCATTACCTGGCATACCTACTGGTCATATTACATTATTAAGAGGTCATAGTGATACTGGAAAAACTACTGCATTAATAGAGGCAGCAGTAAATGCTCAGAAATTAGGCATCCTACCCGTATTCATTATTACTGAGATGAAATGGTCTTGGGAACATGCTAAGGAAATGGGACTACAAGTAGAAGAAGTAGTTGATGCAAATGGTACAGTTACTGATTATGAAGGACATTTTCTGTATGCTGATAGAGGAACCTTAAATACTATTGAAGATGTAGCAGTTTATATTGCTGATCTAATGGATGAACAAGCAAAAGGTAATTTACCTTATGATATGTGTTTCTTCTGGGATAGTATCGGATCAGTACCTTGTGATTTATCAGTACGTTCTAATAAGAATAATAATGAATGGAATGCAGGCGCAATGTCTACTCAATTTGGTAATAATTTAAACCAAAAAATACTATTATCTAGGAAGGAGAACTCTCCCTACACTAATACGATGGTTGCTATAAATAAAGTCTGGACTATGAAGCCTGAGCATCCTATGGGACAACCTAAATTACAGAATAAAGGAGGTATGTCAATGTGGTATGATGCAACATTAGTAGTTACTTTTGGTAATATTACTAACCCAGGTACATCTAAGATTAAGGCTATAAAAAATGGTATGCAAGTCGAATTTGCTAAACGTACTAACGTCCAAGTAGAAAAGAACCATATCGGAGGAGTACAATCAAGAGGTAGAATTGTTATGACTCAACACGGTTTTATAGAAGATGATAAAAGAGCAATCGATAAGTATAGAGATGCTCATAAAGAACATTGGTTAAAACTTGTAGGATCTATAGACTTTGACTTAATAGAAGAAGGAGATTTAGAAGAAACTCCAATAGCTCCTAACTTGTTAGATTAATGTACGACGATATTCTTAAAAACCTTAAAGAAACCCCACCACGAGCATTGAATGATCATATCTTGATTATAGATGCTATGAACATGCTGATTCGTAGTTTTTCATTGCTCAAAGCTATGAACCCATCAGGAACCCATATCGGAGGACTGGTGGGATTCTTGCGCTCTTTAGGGTATGTAACTAGAATATTTGATCCTACTAGAGTTATAGTAGTGTGGGACGGTAAAGGAGGTTCAGCTAATAGGAAAAATATCAATCCTGATTACAAAGCTCAAAGAGCTACTGCAAGAATTACTCATTGGGGGTTGTATGATACAAGAGAACAGGAACAGGAAGCATTAATAGGTCAGTTATATAGAACACAAGAGTACTTAGAGTGCTTACCTATGCAACAGATGGTAATGGATAAACTAGAAGCCGACGATATAATGGCTTACTTAGCTGTAAGAGCCGGAAATGCAGGTAAAAAAGTTACAATAGTATCATCTGATAAAGATTTCTTACAATTGGTCGATAGTAATATTGAAGTATATGCACCAGTTAAGAAAAAAACTTTTACTAAAGATAATATTTTTGAAGAATTAAAAGTTCTTCCAACGAACTATAATATTGTAAAGGCATTATTGGGTGATAACTCAGACAACCTACAAGGCGTAAAAGGATTAGGCATAAAGACTATTGTTAGAGAGTTTCCTAAATTGCTTACGGAAAAAACTGATTTAGAATATGTTTACGGTGTTGCTGAAAGTAAATTAGAAGGTAAAAAAATATTCTCTAAAATTATACACTTCTGGGATAAAGTTGAAACGAACTTTAAGTTAATGGATCTTCATAATACAGCTTTAGATGATAACGAAATAGAATACGTTCAAAACATACTTAAAGAACATATCCCAGATCTTCAATCTGGTGCTTTTCTTCATCTGATGGATCAAGATAAAATCGAAGGTATAACTAAAAATACAGAAGGCTGGTTAGAGAACTTTAGAGGTTTAACAGTTTTCGATAGATAGATGAAAGAGTATTGGATAAATTGGTTTTTATTGAATACTTTAGCTCAAAAGTTTACCATACAAAAAAGGACATATTGTTTATATGAGTTCTGTAACATACATAAAGATAAAGTTCCTTTTCATGACGAATTTAATCAATTTTTAGTTAAAGAGATTGGAGACAGTAATTTTTATTACGACGTCTACCATATACACAAGTGGAAAAAAGGCAATTTTTTTGACCAACATACTGATAATAGAGCTAATAGAAGATTTGCATACGTTCATGAACTAAAAGAATCTAAATGTAAAACGAAACTCTTAGTTAAAGGTGAGCCTAGAGATTTTGGCTTGTTTGACGTACATACATTACATAGAGTTCCTGTAATAAAAAACGGTGAAAGAATATCTCTTACAGTATTTGGTAAGAATAAGAAAGAAAAAGTAATTATATGAAAGGAGTTATAGCAGGTAATTTTGATGTTATTCATCCAGGGTATATTAAAATGTTTAAAGAGTGTAAAAGTAACTGTGATGAGTTTATAGTATTACTTCATTCTGACCCGTCTATAGAAAGACCTAATAAGCTACAACCTATTCTTTCTGTTGAAGAAAGAGATGAAATTTTAATGTCTATTAAGTATATAGATAATATATTTGTATATACGTATGAAAGTGAGCTTTTAGAACTCCTTAAGTTAATTAAGCCAGATATTAGATTTTTAGGCGATGATTATAAAGGAAAACCCTATACCGGTTACGATTTAAAAATCCCAGTTCACTACCTAGATAGAACTCACGGTTG